CTTGTCATGGTGTGTGTGTGTGTGTCATTCATGTCCCAAAGATAGAACTAAATTTTAATTCTCCAAAGGAAAACGAAACTTTTTTGCAAGAAAAAGCCCCCCGACGTTTCGGAGGGCTCTAACCTGTTGAATGAAATCACTTGCTCTCGAAAAAGCTCAAGCATAACGGGGTCACACCAACCCCACACAAAAGAATGCCCTCCCAAGATAGTCCAAACTCGTGAATCTGCCAAAGAGCCTCGAAGACAATTGCGCCCCCGATAGTTCTTTTGGCACTCCACCTACGTAGGTCGCCCTTCGTCTTGAATATCTCCGTGACGTCAAGACGCGAGATAAGGGCGAGCCACGGATTTAGGTTGCCTCCCGCACTTCCCATACGTAGTCGTCTCTGCGTTCCTTGATGCGTGCCCACCATCCCCCCAGTCGAGGGGTGGCGAAGTTCTTTTCGGTAGCCCACCCCGCAAACCTATCCCCGAGCTTCTTGTAAGAACCCAAGCGTAGGTGGTGGACGGTCCTCTGTTCGAGCTTCATACTCTGGGTGATGCGGTCAATCGTCACGGGCAGGTGCCACTTCTGGTGATCGTGACCCCGCAGGATGAAGTCCGCGTCGGGGAAATCCTTCTGGTCGATGTCGGCTCCGAGGATACCCTTGGAACGCTTCGCCCCTCCCCCGTATCCGTGGTGGTAGTGGACGTTGAATCTGCGTCGCGCAGACCCCGCCCGGTGTGCTTGCACCACGAGCCACCCAGCATATCCCCCTACCTCTACGTGGCCTCCGTTGGCGTTGATGATTTGAGCCACCCGGTCAATGGGCGAGACCATCATACGCTTCTCGATGTTCGTCTCGTGGTTGCCCTTTGAGATAAACTTGATGACGTCAGCGTATTTGGCAAGGTGCTCCCCTACGTCCTGGATAACCTCGTCGACATAGACGCACGACTTGTACTCGGGGCGCAGCTCGGAGTAGTTGCCGCGTGGGTCCCACTTGCCCTGCATAAGGTCGAAGAGGTCTCCAAAGATGAACACCCCGGCGTTGAGCTCTCGGGCTTCGTCGAGGTGTCTAAAGAGCATCTCCCTATCGCACTTCATAGCGTCGAAGTGGACGTCCGAGATAAAGAGAAAATGTTGAGTTCCTTTGCGCTTTACGAGGTCGCAGTCGACGGCGTGCACCGTGCGGGCTTTACGTTGTAGATTCATTAGTAGACCCAGATAGTATTGCTTGGCTTGTTGGGGTCCATGTCCACGTGGAGGTGGTCACTTCCTACCCCAATACGATTGAAGCCCGCATCGAGCAAGGCTTCAAGCATAAGGAACCGACGGCGGTTATTGGGGACGGCGATGTCTGCCGCCCATCCGAGCAGGTGCGAAGACTTGGGTGAGGCTGGGTATCCCTTCTTCATCAAAGACCTGTTGTACTCAATAGTACGAAAACCGTTCGTTATTACCATAGGGTATCCGTATATATCTCTCGCGATGTCAAGGGCTTGCACGACTTCGTGTTCCATAAGCTCACCCGTACCGGGTCGGTCGGGGCTGTCAAATTCGGATAGCTTGAACCACTTATACATTCAGATACCTTTTTTCGCCAGTAAGAGTTTGAGCTCGTGGATACCTTCCACGCACTCCTTGAGCATAGCCTTGAGCTCGTGGTGATCGCTTTCGAGACGGTAGACGCGCCCCTTGAGCTTGGCCACCTCGGAATTCAAGGATACCCATACCCCAATGGCCGTTAAGATAGAAGGTACGAGTGTAATAAGCGTATCGGTCATAGCATAACCTTCGTGTAGATTTTCATTCCGTTCACCTCAACCTCGGCGAGGTAGATACCATGCGTGGGTTTGGCTACCGCACGCCCGGCCATATCGATAAGGACCGGACGGAGGCCAGCCTCTTCGAGCTGCTTGAGCGTAGGAGGTGGCATCTCCTCCCCGTCGCAAGAGGTGTTAAACACCCCGAGGAAGGCAGCAAAGTCTTGGACGTCTACGTCGGCATCACCGTCCATATCGCATTGGCACTCCCCTACCTTACCCATCTCGATACAAATGGCGAGCAGGTCTTGAACCTGAATGAGACCGTCTCCGTTGAAGTCGCCCGGGCAGGGCAGGGCCTCCGGCTCGGTAAGCTCAAGGTATAAGTCGTCGACGCAGTAGTCGTAGACCCGATCGCTCAAAGACCCAAAAGGATAACCCAAGGTCCACTCCTCCGAACTATCGCCCGTCAGGGGGTCGCCATCGGCCCCCCACATATCGGTGAAGTAGTGGTACAAGGTGTCGACTTCGTACCCCCTCTCGACGTAGACACTCACCCCGCATTCGATACCCGCGTAGGGTCCCCAGCTGTTGCCGTTAAAGTCCCACGTATAGTCCCAAAATTCCTGCGTATCGGAATATCCCGAATGACGGAAGAACCCGTTGTAGCATCCCTCCGTCAGGCAAAACTCGTCGTGGGTGAAGTACGGCTCCAAGGTGAAGCCGTCGGTCCACGAGTCGTATCCATTGAACGAAAGCCAGTTTCCGCCCCGAGCGTAGTAAAGAGCTCCCTGATCGGCAGAGCTCCCGAATCCTTCCTTGTAGAATTTCCACTGCTCCGACTCCGGCCATACGTCGTGCTGGATATCGATGTTCATGACGGCGTGAGGAAGTGGCGAGTGCTCGAACGTATTGACGTTGTTGTCGGGGTCATTATCGCCTACCAAGGTGATATATGCTTCCCCGGTGTAGTTGCCAAAATACTCGCCATGCAAAGCGGGACCCGTGAAGGTGGCAATCGTCTGGGCGGGGACGCTTACCAAAGTATCCCACGACTGCCCGTTCATAACTACCGCCAAGGATACGCCGTCCGCGTCTACGTTGGTGAAGTTGCTCACCTTGACGCTGGGCGTATAGTCCTCATCGCATCGGTTGTAGTTGCTTACGGACAAGACGCCTACGTCCAATAGGTCGGGGTCAACGCATAGACCCGACTGCCAGACGGTCTGACGCCCTCCGTTGACGAGCATATTGTGCATACGCTGAATCTGCCCCCACGTAAAGTGATCGCGGCAATAGTTCTGCGTGTAGTCCATGTGGTTCGTGTAGTCGGCCCCAGAGCAGAAGGGCGACTCGCAGTTGAGGTTGGCCGAGGTGGGCGGGGTGTCGCATACCCAATCGCCCTGCGTCTCGCAGTCGGCCTCCACGGTCCCGCAGTTCGAGTTCTGGAACGTATGGTAAAGGCCGCAATAGTGGCCCATCTCGTGGGTGATGACGTTCGTCGCGGCGTGCTCTGCCTTCAGGTAGATGCCGTCCCACGTATAGTTCACGGGGTTGCTGTTGACCCACGAGAAGCCCGCTATCCCGCTACCGACACTTGAGAAGATATAGATGTTACAGACGTCCGTGGCTGGTGTGCCTGCAATCTCGTTGGCCTGCATAGCCTGGTAGTAGAGGGGTACGTCGTAGATAGGGTGTTCCGTCTCGAGGCTGTCGTGCTCGTTATAGAAGTTCGTCTGGTGTCGGCAGGGGATGATATTGGTACCTACCATCTGCTCTTGGAGGATGGCAAAAGCCTGCTCTACCTGTTCGATGTTTGAAGCCCCGTCGAAGACGTGGAACGCGACCGGTAGGTATTTCGTGAAATAGCTCGACTCCCTGTTGCCTGCCGTGCGTAGGGCGAGCCACCTTTCGAAGTCGTGGTCTACGTGGCTGCATTGCTCGCCGCACACTTGAGAGAACACAGGAAAAGAAAGCAACAGAAGGAAAAAAGACAGGGCGTATTTCATTTTTTGGGCTTTTTGTCTTTGGGTTTGTTGGTCTGAAGCCACGTCTTGAGCAACGCGACGTTTTGCTCACGGGTCATCGGAACAACTTTCGTGCGAGGTCAGGATCGAACCCTTCGTTTCCGATGCTAATAGTCATCCCGTTCTGGTAGTAGACCTGCGACTCGGGGAACATATCTGGCGACGTATTAGAGGTGTACTCGGGGAAGAGGCTTTGGTTGGCGCAGAGGTACTCCACAAGGCGGGAGGTATAGAACTGCGCGTTCTGTCGTGCGTTCTCGATTTCGCGGTGCAGGTCGTCGGAAGAGATAGGCGTCGTCTTGTCAGACGTGCGGATGACGAGGCCTCCGTTGTCGAGCTTCACGTACAAGTTGGGCAGGAGCTCCACCATAGTCCACCACACCGTAGCCTTACGGACGTAGTTGTCCAGGAGGTAGGCGTAGTTGCCCGAGATGGTGCCTCCGCTAATTTCTTCCTTGAGCTCGTTGAGCAGGTCCGTACCGAGGTACTGCTGGAGGTACTTGTCTTGTGCCAAAATGATGGCGGGAACCATCACCGAGTCTTCCACCCCGCCGTTGAGCTGGGTGAGACGCTTCATGTAGTCGGGGTTGACGAAGAGAACTTCTGCTGTGAGTGCCATTTATCGAGGTGTTGTCCAGTTCTTAGGTTCGAGGAATCCGCGATTCACTTGGTCGCGGGTGCGCTTGGCTACGCGTGGGTCGTTTTGTTCGAGAGGTTCGAGGCCCGCTTCTCGGATAATCTGACGCGCGCGGTTTACGCTCACCTTCCTGTTGTTTTTGCGGAGGTAGGTGCGACGCTCCCAAAAGTGCTGACAGCTTCCGCCGCCCTTGTAGAGGAAGAGGTCGTACGTGTCCGCTCCATTTGGCCCCCACCCGGGGTTCACGGCACGCTGTGAAGCGGCCTCGATATCCTCCTTTCTCCACACCCTCTCCCCGGCGTTAACCATACGCTTGCAGAAGTCGCGCGATTCGTTGCCGTTGATGCCCGTCTTCTTGGGCATATAGGCGTAGCGTACTTTAATAAGGTCGTTGTCCTGCTCGCTCTTGGCTTGTGGCTTGCCCGAGGGTACCGTGGCGAAGGCCCAGAGCGCGTCCTGCTGCGCTTCGGTCTCGTAGTCTACCTTCCTTGCGTCGATGAGTTCCCACTCGTCGTCCAATTCCTCGCCCATCTCAATGAGAAAGTCGCACGCGAGGTTCAGGTCCAAGGCTTCGCTCATATTAACCTCTTCTGAGGGCGTTTGAGGTGCCATAGCGGGCACTTCTTCGACCGACACAAGGGTAGGTGTGCCTGCGGCATTGAAAATGCTCTCAAGGGCACTTTTTACGATGCGCTGGTAAGGCTTGATAACCTGACGGTCAAAAAGCTCCGAAGCAATCTCTAATTCTTGGGTGTTTCCAAGCTGGCCTGCTGTCTTAACGCCGAACATAGCCGAAGACACCACGCGGTGACCAACCATGATTTTGTCGGACACCTCCGTCGAGAGGAACTGGTATTGCTTGTCGGCATCGGAGAGAGGGAACGGCTCGAAGTCGGGCTTGCGATCGGGAGAGTCTGAATACGTGACGATGAACTTACCCGCGTTGGTAGCCCCTGCGAGCTGGCGTTCGATGTCGTTGCGAATCTTGAATCGCTCCTCCTGACTTGGCACCCCGTTCTTGAAGTGGATGCTAAAGGAAGGAGCGAGGCCGTTCTTGATGTTGTTGATATGATACTTCCCGATTTCCTTGTCCAGCTCGATGTAATCAATCGACCCGATGTAGTCGGGCTTCGGGTAGTAGTAAGAGCCGGGAGAGAAGGGCTTGACGTACAAGATTTGAACGGGGTACTCTACCGCATCCTGCGGGTCGAAAGCTCTCACAAGCTCGGGTTCGATTTGCTTGTTGTTCCAGTCCTTCGAGTAGTAGAAGAATTGTACTTCCTCGTTCTCGTCGACCTCCCCGGAACGGATATTCTCGAAAGGACAGTGACGCACCTTGGCCACCGTTGTTCGGTCGATAGAGTACACGACCTCCAAGGCAAAGCCGCCTTGAATCTTGAGGTCTAGACAAGCCTTGCGAACCTCGTCCTGGAGTCCCCACTCCTCAATCTTCAATCGCGCATCCAACGTATTCGCCTGCACCCCGTCGCCAAAAATCATGTAGGCGATAGAGGTACACAGGGCGTTATGCGTCGCGCTCGACTTGTAGAGGTCGATAAGGTATTGCGGGAAGAGGTTGTCGTCGCCATATTGAACCCAGCCCCCGTTTGAAGGCTTCTCCTCGTAGGAGCGTTCTTGGTATTCTTTCAGTTTGAGTAGTTCCATCACTCGTAATATATCACGTTGTCGGGAATTGTAACGGCGGGGATAGTCCACGCGGGCTCGTCGGACACCTTGCACGAACCCACCTCGCAGATACCTACCACGCTCGCGTCGGTTGGATCAAGATTAGTCGAGGAGTTCTGCCCCCAAATCTTGTACGTATAGAGGCCGCTTTCGGTGATGAGCACCGCGTTCAAGGTATCGCTATTTGTCGGAAGGTCGAACTGGGTATATCTCTCGTTGTCGTAGCTCAATACGGGTACGGCGTAGTGCTTCTCTTCCGTGGCTTCGTTGGTGAGTTCCAAGAGATAGTAGGTAAACGCAGACAAGAACTTGCGAGATTCAAAAGGCGTTACGTTGACCGTGTTCGAGGCGGTATTTGGTGAGAGGTGAATCATGCTTCAAAATAAAGGGGAGAGCAAATGCCCTCCCCCTCCTTGTAACGATTGATGAAGAAACGCTTAGGTAGTAGGCGTCAAAGTCAAGTTCGCGTCGGTCGTATCGTGGAATGGAGCAGGGATAGCTTCCTCGGCGGTGAACTCCAAGGTGTACCCAGCAAGGTCACCGATGGCCGTTCCCGTCGTCAAAGTTCCTCCCGACAATTCCGCGCCGCGCGTGTGGCCCATCACGAAGTAGTTGTCGTTGTTGTCTTGGACGATGATAGCCAAGCGGCCTTTCGCCAAGTTCGTCAACTCCACCACGTCGGCGACGACGGGCTTGTTCAACACCAAAGAGAGCGTCTGCGTGTAGAAGACCGTTCCGTTCTCGATGCTTGAATTGACCGTCTGCGTAAAAGAGGACGTGTTCTTTGGAGAGACGTAGTCCTTTGCCGTAGTAGCAGAAGCAGCTACGACATCACCAACAAGGGCGTCGTATGTCCACATACCATCGGTAAAAGCACTCGTGACGATCCACACGTTCTTGACCCCTCCGAGGGCATCGCGGCAAGGCAGCGAGCGTCCAGTAAGTGTAAGGCTACAAGCCATGAGTTAGGGGTTTGTGAGATAGGGGGGAGCCGAAGCCCCCCCGTCTCTCGGTTTGTCAATTAGGAAGAACGGCGAGCTACTGCGATGGCAGCCTCGTCTACAATCTGGCAACCGCCAGAGAACTGCATGATCACACGCGTCACGTCGTCGCCAGTCACATCGCGGAGGTTCAAGATGCTCGCGTTGATGTGGTCGGTCAAGAGGTCCGTACCGAAGTACAAGTTCTCACGCTGAGCGAAGAGGAACGTGTCGTCAGGCATACCAGCAGGCGTGATGATTTCGTAGCCCTTGTAGTTCTGGGCGAAA